TCTTTATGCTCTTTTATGAGCCATTCGTAAGCCTTTTTAGTGCCGAACACTAAGTCTACATCTGGCTCAAAACTGCAATCGTAGGCACAATCCGTTAATTGGTCGATTGTCCCATTAGCACAAATAGCAAACCAGATACAGTATTTACGGCAATAATTGGCAAATAGCCTGTGATAGTTCTTTTTCATATTTACCTCTTTTCTGGCCCAAAAGAGCCTATTGACATAAAATACTCACAAATAACACGGCCTGTGTTGCTCTGTACTGCGAAGTAAAGGCAAGGCCGGTACTAAGTTAGGGCTTAAATCTTGACACCTTCGGATCTTGCCCAGTTATACAGACCTTCATCGTTGAGTAACCAGAGCCGCAGTTCCGAGTCGTTTCTCGGATGATTGGGGCATACATTATCAATACAACTGTGTAATTCTTGACGGTTTTCTTTAATAAATTCTTGCATAGTCATATTCTTCCTTCCGATTAAGGGGTTAATAAAGTATATTTACTGAGTAGCCTCTACGCAAGACTACTCAGTGAGCATACTCAAGTGGAGACGTGATGTTTAGTTAGCGCAGCCAATAGCAACAGCCTCGCCGCCAATATCTATTTCGTTTGGCAAAGGGTTAGTTATTACCGAGGCAGCTTTTCGGCAAATCTTACATTCGCTTCTTGCCCAATTTTGGTGCTTTTCAAAAGGTAACATTTGGTGGCCACGGAATTTACAAGATTCGGCAGCCTTATCAATAAGCTTTGTTAGTGTTTTCATTGTTTCAGTTTCCCTATATTAAACACGATTAACACTTATAACACAGTATCGGTTATTTTCGTTGATTGTATGGTATCGCTTGATTGATACGGTCGTTGATACCAGCTAAAAACTGTTGCATAATCTCTGCACCAGTACAAGACCACCAGCACGTCAAACCATAAGGAAATAGTGTTTCTGGGTTTGTTTTAGCTTTCTTAATACCAGCGATGTAGTTTTTGAGCGAAACCCGCTTGTTTATGGCATCTAATGTAATATATCTCATAATCAGTATTCCTTAATTAAAGTAGTATTGACTGTTTACACTTAAACTATACTACATATCGACAAGATAGCAAGAAGTATTTAGACAAAATAACGAGATTTATTGAAAATGCCCGATAATAGGCAAATAACAAGGATAACAGGATAAAATAAAATGACGTTGAAACAAGCCTTATTTGCTGAATACTACTATACTAAAGGAAGCGAGAGCTTTGGTAATGGGGTGGACAGCGCAAGGCGAGCAGGGTACAGGGGCGATACAAACCAATTAGCGCAAAGGGCGCATGAGTTAGTAAACAATAGTAAGGTAAAAGCCCTAAAAGAGACATTGCAGGCTGAAACAGAGGCAGATACGGCCTACACCATCCAATTATATCAACAGGAACTAGAACAGGCCCGTCAACGTGCCATCACTGGCCGCAGCAATGCAGCAGAGGTCAGTGCGATCGTAGCTAAGGGCCGGAGCATGGGCTACGATAAGGACAACAGGCTTGACAAGGACACAGTAGAGGACATAAGCAAGGCCGAAGCCGAGGACCGCCGAGCCTTCACTGCATGGCAGCTAAGGCAACAGCTCGCCGTTAAGCAGGCCTAGCGTCCACGCCAGAGCACGAACCCTGCTAAGGGCAGGCAAACAGCCTTAGACTAAGACATCGCAGCACAGGGCAAGGCAGGGGCATAGAAAGGCAAAGACCCCCAATGGGGCGGCGGTGCTTATAGTACAGGCCGAAAACCCAAATATGTGGTGCTGACACCCACTGGACATATATTATCCAGAAAGTCAAATATGAATAAGAAAAGGGAAACATGCGACATAGAAGGCTGTTTTAGTCTACAGCGTAATCGTGGCCACATGGTCTGGGGCAAATACTGTGACAAGCACCATAAGGCTCGCCCGCTTAAAGAGATAGAGTGGGAGCGTAGGGAGAAGAAGCATAAGACTGCTCGCAGGCTCAGGATTAAACTTGCCGCAAATACCTTGGTTCGTCGGGCTAAGGCAAAACGGCGCTGGTCTTTGCCCCGCACCTGTAAAGATTGTGGCAAAATTAAGCCCGCTTCGTCTTATAGTCCACAGGGTAATACTTGCTTAGCCTGCAAAAGGCTTTTGTGTGCCAAGCAAGCCAAGGTTACGAATTTAAAAAAGAACTACAACCTCACCGTGGCCGACTACGGCGTTATGTTGGTAAGCCAGAACGGTGTTTGTGCGATATGCGGTAACCCGCCAAGCGATAGAGGGTTAGCGGTTGACCATTGCCACGCTACCAATAAGGTTCGTGGCTTGTTGTGTTTTACCTGTAATGTTGCTTTGGGTTGCCTGCGAGACGACCTTGACTTATTGGCTTCAGCGTCGTCTTACCTGATAAACAGCCGATTAAAGGTGGTTGGCTAACCCTACGCATTATTGGGGGGACATATAATATATGTGGTTTTTGGCATAAACAAGACTAATAAAGGAGAGAATTATGAATAATACAGAAGTCATAGAGAAGTCTTTGCAGAATAGGGCTATAGATTTGCTTCTTCAGTCGCTCAGTAATCGCGAGGACAGTCGTAGCAAAAGGTCGCTTATAGAGGAGGCTATCGGGCTTATCAAGAAAATTCCGTCATAAGTCCTTTATTTAATTTTGAAAAGTGGCGTTTCCTATCAATCACTCGGCAGAATACCGAAATAAAAGTTTAACGTAGAATAAGGGTTTAGGAGAGAATTATGAAATGCGAAATAAAATCTGGGATTTTGGTTGTGTCGGCGGAATCACTGGCTGAAACGGAAGAGTTGAAAGCTTGGCGGGCCGAATGGCACAGGAAGCCCAAGGCGGAGATATGGTTTAAGTGTCTTTATTACGAACCCGCCCAAACAGCATAAATTTAGGAGAGGCTTATGGACACTTGCAGGGCGGTTGATTGCGACAAAGAGATTGACGGTTTTGGTTTTTGCTGTGGCTATTGCAGTACTGCTTGTCTTCGCACGAAGGTACTGTGGTCTCCGGACGAAGGAATTATAGAAGCGATTGACAGATTAGGAGAGAGAGCAATGGATAAGATAGAACCTGTAGTGCGAGTTGGCTTGCCTAATCTTGAGTATCAAGTTGCTCGTAACATTGACAAGCTTGACGAACTCGTTGACTGGCTGACTGCCCACGAGCAAGAGACTAAGGCGAGGGACTTAATAGATTGCCATGAGCAATTGAAGGCCCAGCGTGAGGCTGGCGATTTTACTCTTAGCGATATAGTAACCAAACCTTCTATCGTTCAGGAGCTTGAGGCTGGGCTGATTAAACACGAATTTGAGGATATTTACAGAGTTCGTGGTCGCAAAGGCATTGCCTGCACCTACATCCTCTTGCCTGCGGCTGAGTGGGAGGCATACTTAAAGTCTTTGGGCACACCTGATATTTGGCACAATGTTACAATACACGACATTCCTGTTTACTCATATTCAGGAGACAGTGTAAAATTCTGTACAGACTAATTCGGTAGGATAGGGTAGCTCCCGAAAAGACTGGCGTACTCACCCAGTCCTTCCTACTATATCATGTGAGTGATTAGGAGTAATCAAATGAAGAAATGTAGTAGTTGCAGAGCCGAATTGTCAGAAACAATGTTTTACAAAAATCGGCGCAATAAGACCGGACTAAGTTATGCATGTAAGGATTGCCTGAAAGCACGGACGGAAACCTATCGGCAAAACAATAGAGAAAAGGCCGTGGCTTGTGCAAGAACATCAAGAATCAAGAATGCTGAAAAGCACCAGCAGAAATGTCGGGAATATAACAAGTTGCATAGAAAGCAGTTTGGCATATACAACGCTATCTATACTCGGAAATACCCAGAAAAGAAAAAGGCTACCACAGCCGTAAGTCATGCCTTGAGGGATGGACAATTAGTTAGGCCAAGTGGCTGTAGTACCTGTGGAAATAGTCCACTACAAGCACACCATGGCGACTATTCCAAACCCTTGGATGTATTGTGGCTTTGTCAGCCATGTCATGTAAGACTGCATAGTGATTTAAGGCAAGCTGATTAAGTTTTGTACGGATTAGGAGAGAAAGAATGACTAAGTTAAAGATAGAGTATTGGGGCGAACAGGACAGCGAATTGGATTTTCAGTTTGACGAAATAGCCAGAAATCAGGGGTTGTTTTTTGATGGAAGCGGTTACGATGTTAAGAATAAACGCAGAGACATAACTTACACAAGTGACTAATTCAAGGAAGTTCTATTTAGGAGAGAAAAAATGGACAAAATTGATTGGGACGAAGCCAAGGGCACTAAAAGCGTTTATGGCGTTTATATGGATATAACGTCGGAGATATGTGATTTAGCGAAGATAGAAGCCGACCATAAGGCTGAAATACATATTAGTGTTGACGGCGAGGTTAAGGAAATGACTTTAGCTGAGTTTAAGCAGAAATTAGGATTTGTTAAATGAAATACTTTATCGTAGCCATACTTATACTTATGCTCTCGTCCTGTGGCTTTGTCCGTATCGATATTGAGAAAGACCGCAGTTCGGCCACGGCGATGACCTTATTCAAGGAAATCCACTGGGGGCGGTACAGTAGCGAGAACAACAAGATTAAGGCTCTTGGCCCTTCGGGGTATATTGAGAGCGAATAGGAGAGAAAAATGATATTTATTTGCCATAAGCACCGTACTCCTCTATTGTCCACAGAAATAAATAGGTTGTCTGGAAAGTATGAATTAAGGTTGGACACGGACAACTATAGTCTTAGCGATATTGTGCCGGAATTAGAGGAAACTGTTGCGATGTTAAGAGAAAGGGTGGTTTGTTTGAAATCAGGAGAGAAAAATGACTAAATGGTTGATTGTTTTAATTTTGTTATCGGGCTGTGCTGTCCGGCAGGACCAAGATACTGTAAGGGTATGGAAGGACTGCCCCGTTGAATTTGACCGCAATGGGTGGTTTATATCTGATTTAGCCTTTGGCTTTGAGAAGCCGATGTTCCCAAAGGAGATAGATGAAGGAGAAAACAATGGTATGTGAAAAATGTAGATATTGGAAAAGATTTGATGAAACACCAGAGTTAAGGCCAAAGGCTGGTGAGTGCCGTGTCGCATCGCCGGTCGTGGCGTTTAGTCATTACAGGAATCGGTTAATATCTGCTTGGCCAACTACGAGTCAGTCTGATAACTGCGGAGAGTTTGAGCCGGAATAGGAATATGTATTGAGCGACTTTGAGAAAAACTGCTCTACCAATGCAGGGTACTGGGCTTCGGAGAAGGGTATACGCCTACAGGCGGGCAAGTTCACTTTCAAGGGGTTTGAGTATCAATTAGAGCCTATGTCCTCGATTGCCCGCAGGATATGCTATCTGAAGGCACGGCAGTGTTTCGGCGCTACTACGAATGAGGTGCTAAAAGACCTGCACGGGATGATATATGGTAAATATAAATTAGGTGTAGCCCATATATTCCCAACTACTGACGAGGTGGGCGAATTTAGCAAGTCTATCTTCAAGCCCTTGATTGCCGCGAATAAGGATTCTATAGGGAAATATGTTAAGAACGTGGCCGGTGGTACTGACACCACCTCTTTGAAGCGGGTCAGGGACTCGATGTTATTTCTCAGGGGTGCGAGATTGGGCCAAAAGGTAGGCGATACTACTGAGAATACATCTTCCAAGACCTCTGCATTTTCTTGTGATAAGGTCGTGTTTGACGAAGTTGACTTTATGGATCCGGAGGCTGTTGTAAAATATACCCGCAGTATGGGTATGTCGCCACATCAGCACGAGGTATATTTAGGTAACCCTTCTCACGAAGATTTTGGCATTGACTTAATCTTCAAACAGAGCGACCAGAAATTTTGGTTTCGGAGGTGCGGTTGCGGCCATTGGACTTGTGCGGAAAAGAGTTTTCCCGAATGTGTTAAGATTCGAGACAATGGCACAGGTTATGTAGGTTGCGACAAATGCGGTAAGGAAATTCCCGTTTGGGCTGGTGAGGGTACTGGCGAGTGGGTTCCTGACTATCCCGACAAGACAGCCTATATGGAGGGGTATATGGCCTCACAGCTAATGACCCCCTTTAATGACCCTGCTGAGATATTGGAAGACTTCGTTAATCCGCCGTTTGGTAATCTGGCTGATGTTTACAGGTTGAGATTAGGCCGAGCCTATTCAGACAGGTCGGATAAATTAAGAAAAAGCGATGTCCTTGCGAATTGTGGAAGCGATGGTATTGCCACAAGACACTCCGGCCCGTGTGCTATGGGCGTTGACGTTGGTAAGGTCAAGCACGTAGTCATAGGAACTAAGGTTGACAATAAAAGATTTGAGATACTTCGTGCCGTTAAGATACCCGCTGGCCCCGATGGTTGGAACCAGATTAGCGACCTTGCCAAAAGATATGGAGTCAAGAGTACGGTCATAGATATTCGGCCTTACGAGGACGAGGCAAGGGCGTATCAAAGTTCGCATAGCCCCAGCGTTACAAATCCGGGCGTGTACCTTTGTGAGTATAGCGATACCCAAATAACAGAGGCGTCTTTTAACAATCATACAGGAATTGTTAAAGTACACCGCACGGGTATTTTCGATAACACTCACCGGCTATTAACTACTAACAAGATAATACTGCCCTACCAATGTCCTGAGATAGAGGAGTTCGCACGGCAGTGTTGTAATTGTGCGAGGTTTGAGGAAAAGGACAAGCGCAAGGGAACTGTGGTTCACAGGTACAAACCTACGGGTGACCGTCAGGAGCATTTCAGAAATGCCTTGAACTACTTCGTTCTCGCTGCCAGCGGGCATAGGATTAAAACTGTTTCGCCCTACAAAAAAGACACGCAAGTGGATGTAATAAGTGATTACCAGAGGGTATAAATGACTAAAGCAGAAGAAATAATTGATATTCGTAATCGTGAGTTATTGTTACAGGCCAATATAAGGAGTTTGTGGCAATCGACGGCGAATAAATTATATCCTTATGTCCAGATAGACGCAACCTACGAACCCGGTTCTATAAGGACTACCGAAATTTACGACCAGACCCCTATGTTGGACGCTGAGGATATGGTATCTGGTTTGAAACAGATTCTAATACCTTCCGGCCAGCCGTTCTTTGCTATAAAGACAGGTAACGGAACCAGCGACTCTGTTCAAAGATATGTTTCAATGCTGACCGAGGTTTCTCACGAAGCCATTTATAAGTCTAATTTCATAACTGAGTTCGACGAAGTATTGAGGTCTTTGATAATTTTCGGTCCGGCCAGTGTCTTTTCCGAGTGGACTGTGAAGACGGGGCTAAATTACAAAAACTGCATATTGGGTTCTTACCAGTTTATCGAGAATAGTAAGAAGCTGGTTGACGGGATTCTCCTGACTGTAAAATATACTCCGAAGCAGGCAGTAGAGGAGTTCGGCAAAGATGAGGTTGGCAAGGAAGTTATGGAGGCTTTCGCAGACCCGAAGAAACAGAACGAACTATTCAATTTCATTTATTATGTAAGACCCAGAGATATAGTCAACCGCAATCTCTCTCAAAACGTTTCTGGCAATATGCCGTGGGAAGCCACGGTAGTAAACGAAAAGGAGAAGCTGGAGGTTTTCAATGGCGGTTTTGAGGAGTTCCCATACCACAGTGCAAGATGGAAGCGACCGGCAAATGAAAAGCACGGTCGAGGGATAGGGACGGAGATACTTCCCCAGATTAAGGTCCTCGACAGGACGACGAGGAATTGGATTGATGTTGGCAACAGATGGGCGAATCCGCCGATGGAGGTCTTATACTCTGTCGATGGTCCTGTAAGGGTTACGCCGGGCGCTAAGAATATCGTGCAGGAAAAGGATTCTATCCGTGGGCTTGATAGTAAACTGTATGGCAATATGCCGATAACAGAATTATCATTAGACCGCCAGCAGGAACTAATTGACAGAGCATTTTTCAGGGACGCCTTTTCGCCGTTAGAGAATTTGACCGGCGACAGAAGGACTACCTTAGAGATAAGAGAGCGTATTAAACAGACTTGGCACAAGATAGGACCTCCGGTAGCACGGGTTTGGTACGAGCTATTGGATAGTTGTATAACCAGAAGTATCTTACTACTCATTCGCAATAGAGTAGTTGAACAGCCTCCTGCCGAGCTAGAGGGCATAAATTTCGGTCTTGAGTTTGTTGGACCGTTTGCTCTTGAACTAAGAAGCCAGCAGGCAAAGGCATTTCAGGAATGGGCTGGCTTTGTTGGTGAAATGGAAGCTGTCTTTCCGGGCGCCGTTGATAACGTTGACCCAGACGATGCTATTATTCGTATGGGCCGTACTTTTGGAGTCAATGCCGAGGATATGGCTTCGGAAGAGGAACGGAACGAGAAACGCAGATTGCGGGCAGAGAAAGAACAGCAGAGGCTGGAATTAGAGATGGCCCAAATTGCTGGCCCGGCTTATCAGGCTGCGACAAAGGCTCCTGAAGAAGGTAGTCCCGCCGAGGCGTTAATGGGTTAATTAGGAGAGAAAAATGGAAGAGAAATTACAGCAGGCCATTAGCCAGCGGGTATCGGATTTCAAACATTCGTTTGAGTCCGGCCCCGGCAAAAGAGTCTACAAATATTTGGCGGAGTTTTGCTTTAAGGACAAGAGTACCTTTGATGCAAGTTCTGAGAGTACAAGTGATTTCAACGAAGGTTCAAGGTTCGTAATCCTTGAAATAGATAAATGGCTTAATTTCGATTTAACGAAAGGGACAAAATGAGTAAAACTGGATTAGCTGTGGCCCCGAAAGGGACTACCTCGGCCCCAAAGGGGATGTACCGAGAGGAAGAGCAGGACGAGACAGTAGCAAGAGGATGTGTGAGGATTACAGAAGTAATTGCGTATGATTTTGTTAAAATGCAAGTGATAATGGACGAGCTTACTGGTAAGCCTACGGATATGAAGCGGAAGATAGAAAAAAGCCGCGGCCCGTATTTTTATCAGGACAGCGAGGACTTTGTTATTTTCAAGGACAATAATCCTAACGCAAGACTGGAAACATTTAATATCCAGATGTTAAGGTCAACGGCAGTCAAGAGAATCAACAAGCCCTCGAATATGAAACAATTCAAGAGGAGGGATAAATAATGGCTGATGAACCAGTTGTAGCCCCCGTGGCAGAACCGGCGGCTCCAGTAGTTGTCGAACCGAACTACTTTGGTAGTGACGGCGGTTTGACGGAAGGCTGGCAGAGTACGCTACCAGAAGGGTATCGTGATGAAGCAAGTCTTAAAACAGTAACAGACACTAAGGTTTTGGCGAAGATGTTCGTCGATACTAAGCGAATGGTCGGCAAGGACACTATCGCCGTACCCACCGAACTATCGCCCAAAGAAGACTGGGCGGAATATCACAGATTAGGTGGTAGGCCGGATACGGTTGAAGATTACGGCCTTGCACTACCAGAGGGTTTTCCGCCTGAGTATGTCGAGCAGGTACTTCCTGCCGATAGGATTGCTCAGTGGCAAAAGCGGTTCTTTGACGGCGGGGTCAGTAAGAAAGCGGCAACGCAGTTTATCACTGAGTTTGCTAACGATATGTTGGCCGATATACAGAAAGCCACACTGGCAGATGAATCGCGTATAGCAGAACTCACCAGCGGTCTTTCAACGGATTGGGGCGCGGCCTATGACCAGAAAATACATCTTGGCAATATAGCAATCGAAGAGGGTACTGGTGGTGTGCAGGAGTTTAAGGACAGGGTTGTTGCTAAAGTACAGAAAGACCCCGACCTGACGAGGCTGTTAGCCAATCTTGGCGGCAAGTTCTCTGAGGGCAAGTCGCCTGAATTTTCAAATATACCGACACCATCTGACCTACAGACCCAGATAAATGAGTTAATGGCTTCGCCTGTACTAATTGACAAAGGAAGTTCAATAGCACAGCGCAAAGCAATAACCGATAAGGTTATGGCATTACGAGAACGCATGAAACCCGCCGGAACTACCGCCTAGCGGCTCTGAGGGTTTGATAATAGTAAGTCGGATTAGCCTTTTAAGGCCCCGGAAAAAGTAATAGGAAAGACCTGCTCGTTGCAGATTATCCTTCCGAGGCAAACAACTTAATTGAAAGGCTAATTTATGAGTATGCAGATACCTATTGCCTTCGTTGACCAGTTCAAGGCCAACATTCTACTCTTATCGCAGCAAAAGCCTGCGAGACTACGTGGATGTTGCAGACCTGAGCAGGTTACAGGCGATACGATGTTTGTGGAACGCATTGGCCCGAAGGACGCTCAAGCCCGTGGCGCACGTCACGGCGAGACTCCTATCTCCGATGCTGACCATACTCGTCGAAAATTGTCGATGGTGGACTATGTAGTTCCCGCCGACATAATCGACAAACCTGATAGACTGAAAATGCTTATCGACCCACAGTCGGTGTATGCTCAGAATCAGGTGTTCTCATTGAACCGGCAGATTGACGATGTTATTATCACTGCTCTCGGTGGTCCCGCTTACGGCGGTCATACCGGAGCAACCACGATAAATAACTATGATGTAGGCGAATGTCGCCTTATCGAGTCAGATGGTTCAGTAGAGGGCGCAGGTAGCGACCACGATGCGACAGCGGATACACCGTTGTCAATCGCGAAGCTGCTTACTTGCAAACAACTTCTTGACGATGCAGAAATTGATGATGACAGACAGCGTTATTTCCTTACTAATCCTTACAACATTAACCAGTTACTAAACCTGACTGAAGTTAAGAGTGCGGATTATAATACAGTGAAAGCGTTGGCACAGGGCAAGATTGATACCTTTATGGGTTTCAAGTTCCTGCGGTCAACAAGACTTGTAGCGGATGGTACGGATGTTAGTGCCACTCTCTGCTATGCTTTCGCTCAGGACGCTATTGTGCTTGCAGTCGCCGAAGAGCCGAGTGTTTCTATCGACCTTCGTCCCGACCTGTTAAACAGTACTCAGGTATTCTCTACCTTGAGTATTGGCGCTACACGAGTAGAGGGTCCTGCGGTAGTCGAAATTACACTTCCGACTTCGGCCTAATCTTGAAAGGAAATTAAAAATGGGTACAAAGACAAATGTAAAACCATATAACCCGATTCCTTGGAACGGGTCTCCTCACGACCATACCGGAGATAATGTACTTGGTATTTATACCGAGGAAACAACTCAGAGGTATGTATGTGGGACAAGACTAACAACTTGGGATGGGCGTGTATTTAAATACAGTCGTTGCATTACTGCTTGTTTGGCTGGTTATGGCGCACAGAACGATTCTGGGATTATCAACATGAATGTCGCCTTGAACCAAAATACGGTTGTTGGCGACAGAACTGTAAGTTGGCTTCTTGATGCAGGCGCAGGCTATGGATTAGATGGTACGGTTGCTGAAGACGAACTTGCTGGTGCTTATATTATAATGGGCCACGGAGCAACAGATGTCCGAATGAATCGTTTGATTATGAGTAATGAGGCTGGTATCAATGGCGATGCTATTGAACTCGTCCTTGATGGACCATGTAGCGATGCTGCTACTACTCCATTCTCAGAGATACTTCTGAATCCATATCGGTATTTGACCCGTAATGTTAATGGCGTATATTTAAGCGTCATGTGCGTTCCGGCAGTCAATGTCGATGCTCTTGAGTATTTCTGGGGTCAGACGTGGGGACCGTGTTGGCTTGTTCCCGGTGGTGCTGATGCTACACCCGGTAATACAGCAGAAGACCGTCAAGTGTATTTCGTTGGCGATGGCAGTACGAATGGCGGAAAGGCTCTGTCAGGTGCTGTTGAAGGCGAGCAAAAGGCTGGGTTTATCATAGACTCGACTGTTGGCGCGTCAAACGCCGCACCATTTGTGATGTTGCAGCTTAGTATTTAATTTTAACGGGCTTGGGCGCTTCGGCGCCCTTGTCCCTTTTTAAGGAATTTGTTATGGCAGACGAAAAAAAGAAAAAGGACAAAAAGGTTACAGAAGAAGAATATCAGGCAAAGCGAGTGGCGGACAGATGCAAGGCCAAATAAGTTCACCTACCGCACAATGTAAATGTGGTTCATATATGGTCTTCCTCAGATGGGATGCTGAACGCGAAGTGTATTACCGTCTTTGCCGAGATTGCGGGAAGAAACATTATGACGGTAAACGGTGGTTTGAAAGGTTGATGTTTTGGAAATCATAGGAAAAGCAAAGGGTAATAGTGGTGATATAACATCTTTTGCCGATTCTCCAGATAAGGACGAAATAAACCGCCGCACCCACAAGGCGGGTTACACCGACCGTGACGGACAGCCTAAGATAAGTAGAAATAACGGGGCCGGAAAAGGCGATGTGCCGAGGCCCTGCAATAAAGCATTGTACGATAAAAACTATGAAAGAATATTCAGAAAAAAGTAAGGAGTTTTATTATGGCAATAGCAGGCGATAAATGTTTCTGGGGGTTTTTGTTCTGGATTAAGCATAATCCACACATGTCCATAGAAGATATGACGTGGCCGGATTTACACGAAATGGCAAAACAATTTGCGGACGTAAACGATACAAGTTGTGGTTTGACCGCAGCGACACTACTGTCGCACGCTAATGAGGGTTTTGGCGTTGTAGATTTTACTACAGATGTCGAATTTCCTTTGTATGCAGCGGCTACAAGGTATGCAACTGATACCAACGGTCTTGCCTCAACTACAACGCTTGCAGGCAATAAGTTGCTATGCGCGCGTTCACTGTATCCACAAAAACATTTAGCATAAGGGGATAAACCATGGCCTTAGATGCCAGTAATACAGGGTCGCTTTTTAAGAGGTCCGACGAGTTGCCTTCCGGCGCTATGAGGTATTTTTTTAATGGTACAGATAATGATTCTGCGACCGCTAAGGAAATGGTTGCTGCTCCGGGCGTAGGCAGGAAGTTAATTATTACCCACCTTAGCATCAACAGTTCTGCCGCTCAGGCGATTGCCGTTCTCAATGGTGGTACAACCGCGCTGATAGGCCCGATACAACTCGAAGCCTCTGGTGCTTCGTACAGTAAGGATTACGAATGGGGTATCGAGTTGACGGCTAATACTGCAATGTATGTTGATTCTGACTCGGACGTTTTGTTTCACATCTATGTAGAATATATTAATGCTCCGGGGTAACAATGATTGTAATGGTCGTACCAGTTGGTAAGAACCATGCGATAGATGTGCGTACAGCCGCCTATTGTTTCTCGGAGGCGGTGCATTCAGATGTTATGTTAGGATAATATTATGATTACAGAATTAAATATACACAGGCGGGGCAAAGGTGTCCGTTGGTGTACCAATTTCTACTCTGACGATGCCTCTGGTGGCGCTGTTATAAAAACAGTTACTCCAACTGACCGAATATGGCTAGATAGCGTTATTGTTTCGATAGAAGACGGCGAACAGTTTGAAATTCTAAATGGCGATTTATCACTTATAGGGCCGGTAATATTAAAAGACACAAATATATGGAAATACAGATTCCTAACCGGCATAAATCTCGATGTTGGAAGTTTCTTGAAAGTTAAAACAGAGAGCGAAACTAAGGTTCATGTTTTAGTGGAAGGAACCGTGGACCAGAAACCAGAAATTTCACCTTCGCCTTCTCCGTCTGCCTCAGCCTCAGCTTCACCATCGGAAGGAGCATAATTTATGGCCTTACCAACGACCAAAACTGATATTTGTAATCTTGCCTTGTCGAGGATAGGCGCAAAGGCTGTTACTACAGCGCAGATAACCGCCGATACCGATGTTTCGGCGAAGCACTGCAACAGAAACTACGAACAGACCAGAGATGCTCTGTTAAGGTCGTTCAAATGGCGGTTTGCAAGCACAAGGTTAATGCTTGTTTCCGGCTGGGTAACGGCTACAGTTTACACTACCGACCAGTATGTATCGAATAACTCTGTTTGGTACAAATGCTTATTGGCGCATACTTCCGGTGCTCTGGACGATGAGCCGGGCGAGGGTGCAGTAGAAGCTACTTATTGGACTACGCTTACGGCAGTCGATTACACGCCCGAAACAGGGGAATATGATTATATCTGGGCCTTGCCAAGTGATTTTCTGGCAATGAAATCCAGATATGAAGGTAGATTCTCGGATGAGAATATTGAGTCCTACGCCCTTGAAGGAACAAATCTTCTCACAAACGAAGATGAGGAGGAGATTCGATATATCAAACAGGTTACAGATGCAACTGCGTTTGACCCTCTATTTGTTGAGGTACTTGCCCTATCCCTTGCCCTGAAACTGGTAATGCCTCTATCTCAGGATAGGGCGTTGTATAAGGAAATCAAAGAGGAGCTTTACAAAGAAGTTATGCCGCGCGTTAGAACTCTGGATGGGCAGGAAGCCAATACGATAGGCACAGAAGATTTAGGTACGTGGAATGACGCAAGATATACTTAGGAGAGAGAAAAATGGAAAATAATGAACAGGAAAATACTCCAGAATATCAGGCATTGATTGAGTGGGGTGTAAAAATGATACAAAGGTCTTTAGACGACCCTTGCTCGCATCCCTTTGTTTGTATAGGAGTTCCTGAAACTAATGTTGAGTGTTCTGATACCAGCAAGAAATGAGTTTTTGCTAAGACCGACAATAGAGTCTGTCTTAACCGCTGCGAGGGGTGAGATAGAAGTTATTGCAGTTCTTGACGGATATTGGCCGGAACCGAATATCATAGATGACCCAAGGGTTACTTTGATACACCACACCGAACCGATAGGCCAGCGGGCGGCGGTGAACGAAGCGGCGCAAATAGCGAGGGGCAAGTATATCCTAAAGACCGACGCTCATTCTATGTTCGATGAGGGTTTTGACGTTAAACTAGCTGAGGATTGCGAATACGACTGGACGGTCTTGCCGAGGATGTATAATCTTCACGCTTTTGACCACGTATGCGAAAACGGTCATAGGTTTTATCAGGATAAGTTTGACCATAAGAAAGAGAATGTATGCCCGGACTGTGACAAGTCCTTGCAGGTCGATATGGTCTGGAAGCCGAGAAAGCACCGCAAGACTGACTATATGAATTTCGGCAGTGATATGGTTGTCAAATACTGGAAGAAGTATGAGAAACGACCAGAGGCCAAGGGCGATATAACAGATGTTATGAATGGCGTAGGCGCTTGCTGGTTCATGCACAAAGACCGATTCTGGGAATTGGGTGGTATGGACGAGAAGCACGGCAGTTGGGGCCAGATGGGCGTTGAGGTCGCTATGAAGGCGTGGCTGTCCGGTGGTAGGCATGTAGTCAATAAAAAGACTTGGTTTGCCCATATGTTTCGTACTACCGGAGAGTTCGGGTTCCCATACAAGATTAGCGGCAAAGACCAAGATAAAGCAAGGAAGTATTCACGAAAGTTATGGCAAGGCGATAACTGGCCTCAGCAGAAGAGAGACTTTCAATGGGTATTGGACAAATTTGACCCGCCCGGTTGGGACATAGAGAAAAGACCTTTAGTCAGTGTGATAATACCAGCCCGAAACGAGAAGTATCTTCAACGAACCATAGACGACTGCTTAGATAAAATCAAGTGTGACTTTGAGATTGTTGTTGGTGCCGACGGGTATCTGCCGGAACTCAAAGAAGACCCAAGGGTCATACTGTGCCATAGCGAGAAACGCATTGGCATGAGGCCGATAATAAATAAAGCTGTTGGTATGGCACGCGGCAAGTATTTAATGAAACTTGATGCTCATTGTATTGTCGATGAAGGTATCTGTAAAAAACTCATAGCCTGTGGCGAACCGGGCGATACTGTGGTTGCGATGCGGTACGAACTTGACTCCGCTAACTGGAAGCGAAGGGAGCGAACTGATTGCCCTTATAGATACTTGAGCAACAGTTCTATTGACCCGAAGGGCCTATCATTACGAGGACTTGCTTGGCCTGAATATGCCAAAACTCATAAAGAAGAGAGGGTTGGCGAGACTATGACCTTTACGGGTTCTATCTGGCTAATGGAAAAAGACCAGTTCTTGTCTTGGGGCGGATTAGATGAAGAGCATGGAACATTTGGCCAAGAAGGCGCCGAAATATCCTGTAAAACATGGTTGACTGGCGGCAAGGTTTTAGTAAATAAGGATACTTGGTATGCGCATTGGAATCGTGGTAAGTCATGCTATTCGTTAGGGTCTGGTCAGAAAAAGAAGTCTTATAAGCGGTCGGTAGAATTATGGATGGGCGACAAATGGCCTTTGGCCAAAAGAAAGTTCCAATGGCTGATAGACCACTTTGCCCCTGTTCCGGGATGGGGCGATTTGACAGTTCTGTATTATACAGATAATTGTTTGCCCGAAGAGTTTGCGAAACCCGTCAGAGAGCATTTGAAAGTTTCTGCAAGTAATTATCCGATAATAAGTATATCCCAGAAACCCTTAGATTTCGGCGAGAATATATGTGTAGGCAAGATAGGCAGGTCGTTTAGCAATATACTCAAACAGATTCTTTCCGGCGCAAAGAAGGCCAACACAAAATATGTAGCACTATGTGAACACGACAACATATATCCGCCAAGTCATTTTAAATTAAGGCCAACGGGCGGGGATGTGATATATAACCAGAACCGCACAAGATATTTGAGCAATGTTAAATTATTCCGAGTGGGTTGTGGGGGCTTGTCGATGTCGCTATGTATCGCTGACAGGGAGGTTTTAATTAAAGACATTGAGCAAAAACTACATCTGCTTGGTACGGACGAGAAAGCATACCGCAAAAGATTTGAGCCGGGCAAAAACAAAGATTTGCTTACTGTCGATGATGTTAGGGTGGATTTAGGGTCTAGTGAGAACCCGATACTGTCGATTTGCAATCATGGAAGGAACTTCGGTGGCAAGAACCATGTTAAAGACGACCTAAGAGAAATAGAGCCTTATTGGGGAACTTATGAGCAGATAAACGATAGGTTTCATATAGACGAACTTGGCGGTTGTTTGTGGCGGTATCGCTATGGTTTTGCTATTAGGG